AGAGGAAGAACTGCCGCCGTCATCAGCCTGGAGAAGGAAGCGCTGGTTCGCCTCGGCCTTGGAGAACACGTCGGCCGTATTCGCCTTGTCGCCGACCGTGCCCTGCAGGCCGGTGAAGTCGGCATTCAGCGTCAGGTCATAGCCGGCGAGGCTGCCGCCGTCATCAGCCTGGAGAAGGAAGCGCTGGTTCGCCTCGGCCTTGGAGAACACGTCGGCCGTATTCGCCTTGTCGCCGACCGTGCCCTGCAGGCCGGTGAAGTCGGCATTCAGCGTCAGGTCATAGCCGGCCAGCGAACCGCCTTCATCGGCTTGCAGAAGGAACGTCTCCCGCGCCTCAGCGCGCGACCGCCGCGTCTCCAGCTTCAGCGCGCGCTCGCGCTTGGCCACGTCGCCCAGGTTCCGGCTCAACGCCTCAAAGCGCGCGGAGACCTCATCAAACGCCACCTCGAAATCATCGGCGGCGGCCTGGTAGGGCGAGGCCAGACCGATCATCGGGCGCGTGACCGTCACGCTGCCCGCGCCCGACCGGCTCGCGACCGGCGCCACGCGGGCCGTGGCGAGCGCCGCGCCTTGCGGCGCCGTGACGACACCGGACAGGCGGCCCAAGCGCCTGCGCTCCACAAGGCTTGCGCCGATCTCCACCCCCTCGCCGTCCAGCCAGACCACCTCCAGCACAGCTTCAGCAGCCGCGCCCAGGCACGCCACCTCACACGCCGCCTGAACCCGCTGGCCAGGCTCGACAGGCCGGCGCACCGGCCAGACCAGGGTCGCACTGTCCGGCCGGCCCGAGGCCCCAAACTCGAAGGACGCGCGCAGCCCGCGCGGGTCACCGGAGCGCAGGGTCAGCAAGCCACCCATGACCGACCAGCCCGACGCGCCCGTGACCAATAGTGGATCTTCCAGCCAGCTCGCCTGGGCCGGAAGCGCGGCCAGCTGCGACTGACCGGCCAGACGGCCAATGGCGAAGTCGAAGGTCTGACTGCTGTCCGACAGCGCCGAAGTCAGCTGGCCGAACGCCTCGTTAACCTCATCACGCGCCGCATCGATCTGGTCGCGGGTGCGATCAATGGCGTCATCAATCTCATCCCGTGTCAGCCCTGACACCGCAGTCGCATCATCCGCCACCAGCGCTCCGGTGGTCACCTGAAGCGGCGTTGCAAGCCGGTCGCCCACCACGTTAAAGGCGCTGACATAGCGCAGCGTGACGTCGTAGGCGGTGTTGGCCTCCAGCTGGCCGACATCCACCTGTGTGGTGGCGATATCGTACTCGCCGCGCGAGACCCATCCGGCGTTTGGGTCGGTCCAGGCTTGGCCTGTGGCCGGGTCAATTTGTGGGCGAATTTCCACGCGGAAGGCCCGCGCCGTCACATTGTCGGCATCGCCGGTAATGATGATTCCCGGCCGATTGCCGGTGGCGGCCGCTGCGGCGAATACGCCAGCGTCCGGCGCGGCCACCGAATAGATATCCGGTATGGACAGAGTCGGCGGCGTTGGCGGCGTGTTGGTACGACCCAGGGCAAAATCGTGCTTGCCAGCACTTTCAGAGCGCACGCCGATGCGAAGCCGGTTGGCAATCGGATCAAAGTCCCGGTCAGAGATCAGAAATTCTGCACCATCGAGGAAGAATTCAGGCTCGGAGATCTCGAACGTCCAGCCCGGCTTGACCCGCGCCATCCAGGGCTTGACCGGGATCCGGCCCGCCATGGGTTCCTGACTTTCAAGGATATCATACATGGCCAGCTGGGCGGGCTGATCCTTATTCGACCCATCGGCCAGCAGCGCCACATAGGGGTAGCGGATCGTGCGATCGCGCACACCAGAGCCGTTGGACACTTTGGGCTGGTCCACCTCGCGCCAACCCGCGCTCTCCTGTGTCACCTTTGGGGTGATGGATTTTATCGAAGTCAGAAGATCGGCGCGCAGATCCAGCTCCAGCGCGCCCTCTGTATCATCGGCGGTGAGCACCATGACCGGGGTGCGCGGTGTGCGCACCATCGGGTGGAACTTGCCCGCCACGCGCATATGGCGACCACCCCCGGCCTGAAGCAGGGCCTGGTGAACCTGCCATTTGCGATCCTTTGTGGAGGGCCAGGCACTGACCTTCCAGCCATTGGCGTCGCAGACATTCGCCCCTTCCACATAGGCCGGCAGATAGACGTCCGCGATCGGCGCGCCGATGCCCGCCACCTTCACGCCATTTTCATAATGGCCCAGCACCCAGTTCAGATCGGCAATGTAGGGATTGGAGCCGGTATAGACATAGGTCGACACATCGCCATAGCGGCACGAGCCAGACCCGCCGGGATAGGTGCTGTCAAAGCGCGGATCATAGCACGGGACATCCTCAATCTCCTGAAGGTATTCAGCGCGCAGATTGTTGAATTTCTGAAGCTTGGAATCGACATACCAGGTCACATGCTGGTGGGCGACGCCTGACATTTTGTAGGCGCTGCCCCACGGCCCGAAGGGCTGCTGGGCCGCAGCCTCCAGCGCAGGCGGAGCCAGCGCCGTGACCTGCGGCTGGTCGCCCCTGGCGCGCACGACCCACAGCGCATCCTTCAGCCCACCGGCTGTGGTCGCCTTGCCGGAGGCATCAAAGCTGACGGGCTTGCGATCGGCCAGAAAATCGCCATAGGCCTTGATCGGACCGGCCCGCGAATAGGTGCGGGTCTCGGTGTAGTAGCGCTCATCCTTGCCCCACTCATCCACATGGCGGATGACCCCTGCCACCGCGCGCTTGCCATAAATCACATTGACGCCCGCATCCTCTTCGGATCGGACCTGAATCGGAGAGCCTTCGATATCCACCTGGGGCGTCAGGACCGCGCTCAGCGCCAGCGCGGCCGCGCCCTTGATCGCGTAGGGCGTGATGGCCAGCACGGCACCTTTGACCGCTGCGGCAGCCGCCGCGCTTCCCGTAAGGGCGCCAATCGCTGCACCAGCGTTCACGGACGCAAATTTGGAAATGGCCGCAATGGCCGCTGCACCGGCTTCCATCAGCTCACTCTCCAACAGGCAATAGACGCTTCAGATTTTGGCTCGCAGCTCTGGAAGGTCTTGGTGACCGGATCGATGCCGAAGACCACACTGCCGCCCGCATACTGAATCACGTAAAGCGCCACATCGAAGGGCGGCGCATAATTCGGGGCGGGATACGCCACCAGGTCCCCCGGCCAGCTCATGGCCAGCGGGATCCGCTCAAAGCCCTGGGCATCGACCGCATCGATCAAGGAGGCATGACCCTGTCTGGCCAGCGCCGTGATTGCACCGCGCTCACTGGTATAGCGCAGCCGCCTGACCGTCGGCAGCTTCACCGACCTGTGGCGACAGGTGAAGACAACGGCCTTCACACAATCGCGGCCCCCAATGCTGGCAGGCCGGTCGCGATAGTCCTTGGCGAGCGCCGACACCGCCGCCACGCGGGCTGCGTAGGCCTGTCCCTGTGCCGCGCTCATCAGACGGCCCGCAGCGAACTGTTTGGCGCGGTCCCGGCCCCGCCACCCGCACCGCCATTGCCGCCAGCGCCGCCGACGCCGCCCTTCACCGGCGGGGTGGTGCGCACATAGACCTCACGATTGACATTGATGACCTGGGAGAAACCCAGCTCACCGGGCCAGATGCTCTGATGGAAGGCGTCGGTCTGGCGCTCGGCATCTTCATCCACAACAATCAGCTGGTCGGCCGTCATGGACGTAAAGCGCAGCGAGCGCGTGTCCTTGTCCCGGCGCAGGGCGGGCTTGTTCAACACCGCAGACTCCCAGACCGTTGGCGTGCCGATGACCGCGCCGGTGTCTCGCTCGACAAGGCCCTGCCACAGCGTCCAGCGCGCGCCCTGCCCGGTCTGCTCCAGTTCCACCAGACCGTTTTGTGTGGCCGGGCTGATCTCGATATCCGGGGCAATCGCACTGGCGACCGCGCCGTCCCGGATCAGCCCAATGCCGGTGACAAAGCCGAAGTCCGGATGATCATCCAGGAAGATTTCTTCAGTCAGCGCCCCGTCCGGCACAAAGCGCTGCTCGCCGCCCGACGACCAGCGCCACACCCCACCGGGCAGCTCCAGCCGCAGCGCCAGAAAGCGGTTCGGGTTGGCAGCCTGCCAGGCCACCACATTCAACATGTCCATGAAACACCCTCACGAAGAGACTATCGCTCGCGCAGCACAAAGGGATCGGTGCGCGAAAAGCCCTGACTGCGGGAAAAGGCGGAGAAGGTAACCTGACCTTGAAGGAAGGGTGCCACCAGCTCGACTGCATCCCCATCGCTGGGGGCGCGGCGGATCGGGGCATTGACCGTCACCGTCACCCGTCCGGTTCCGTCCGCCGTGGCCGCATCGGTTATCTGATAGGTGCGTGGCACCCCCGCTGTGGTCACCGTCAGCCAGCGATTGGCGGCCAGACCATAGCCCGGCGGCAAGCCCCGGAGGGACAGGCTCGTGCCCAGCTGGTTGGCCCCGTCCACCACCGGGGTGCCGGCATCGTCGGGCGCGTAACCGGGCTGCGGGATGGGCCAGCGGAACACGCCGCCCTGCACATACAGCTTCGACCAGGCCTCATAGCGGTGATCAGGCAGCTTGCGCAGATCGATCTGGACCTGCCAGCGCGCCCCGGCCGCCGAGATCTGCTGATAATTGGTGGCCAGCCCGCTCTCACTCTCCTGCACGGGCGGATAAAGCGACGGCCTGAACATCACCAGATCATCGTCAGGCAGCACGATTACGGACATTTCAGCATCTCCTAGCGATAGACCAGACGCTGCTCTTCGGACCGCTGGGCCGCATTGGCCTCACCGACACCGATGGCGGTCATGGCCCCCTGGACAGCGCTGCGATTGGCGCGCGCTTCAAAGTCATCGAGCAGCTGCTGGGTGACCACCGCGCCCCTGGCATCAAAGGTGAAATACTGGTTGACCCCGCCGCCGCGCGCGCCGCCGCCCAGACGCGGCTGGATATCAATGCGCTCATCGGCGGAGACGCGCGCCACGGGTCGGTCATTGACCTTCAGGATATTGTTATCGATCCCCGGCACCCCGCCAATCAGGATAGAGCCGCCGGTGTCGAGGCCAGGCAGGCCTGCGGCCGCGCTAGCCGCTGTGGCCGCCGCGTTAGCCGCACGCCCTCCGGCAATGGCGGCAGCCAGCTGGGTCGCAACCAATCCTCCAGCAGTCGTGATTGCACCGGCCATTTCCAAGCCCGCCGTTGCCCCGGCCCCGGTGATCGCCGTGCCGATGGGCACGGCGGCCGCACTGCCCTGTGCGGTTCCGGCAATCGCCGCGGCGGCCTGATCAAACAGAAGATCGGTCGCCGCATCAGCAAGACCTGTGGTCAGGCGCTCCAGCGCCGACTCGGCAAAGGACAGCCCCATGCCCTGCACAAAGTCATCAAAATCCCCGCCGTTCTGGCGCATGGAGTCAAAGCCCGCCGCAAAGCCGTCATTGACGCTGCTGCGGAAATTGCCGACGCGCCCCGCCGCGTCCCGCTCGGCGGCGCGGGTCTCGGCCACATCACGCGCGGTGCCGCGATCGAGACCCTGACCGGTCATGCGTTCGATGTCGGCGCGAATCTGCGCTTCACGCTCCAGCATGGCGACACGGGACTCGTCGCCACGCAGGCGCGCTATCGTCAGTTCATGGCTTTCCCGCAGGCGATCCAGCTCGCTCGCCTGGGCGTCAGCACGCGCCTCAGCCAGCGCGGCGAGATCGGCTTCGGCGCGCGCGCGGGCCTCAGCGGTTTTCAGCCCCGCCTCTTCATAGCTGCGGATGCGCTCTGCAAGATCGGCGCGGGCTTCAAGGGCCGCCACAGCGTCGGTATCCCCGCGCGCCTGGGCCTGCTCCAGCGCCACGCGCTGCTGCAGGGCCTCCAGCGCCTCCGCCTGCTGCCGGGCAGCCTCATCGGGTTGATCCTTGTCTGCCGCCTTGACCTCATTGAGCCCCAGCTGGGCGCGGGTATGGGCCAGGATGGCGGCGATCTCGGCCTCGCTGATGCGCAGCGCCTCTTCACCCGTGCGCAGATATTCAGCGCGCGCGGCGTTCAGATTGGCCTCCAGCTCGGCCACCCGCTCCAGCGGGGTCTGGATGGATTGCAGCTGCTGGGTCAGCAGGGCCTCCAGCTCGCGACGGCGCTCCAGCGACATGGCCGCTTCGGAGTCTTCGTCTGGTGGCGTTCTGCCAAGGCGATTATCCCACATCGCCCCCATTCCAGCGCGCATGGCCATACGCTCCTCGGCCTCTGCGGCACGTTCGGCAAGCATCGCGCGGCGCTCAAGTTCATCATTCAACTGCTGAAGAGACGCTTCGGTTGACCGGATGTTGGCCATTGCCTCACTGACGCTGACACTGACGACCGGCGCATCATCAACATAGTCCTGAAGCCGCTGTAAAAGCTGCTCCTGATGCTGGATCTGGTTTTCCAGCAGTTCGGTCTCGCGCTCTGCAAGCGGAATACGACCCGCCAGAATACGGGCCTTGCGCTCCTCTACGTCTGCTACGGCCTCTTGGCGCGCGACCTCGGTATCCAGCGTCGCCAAGGCCTGCAACTGGCGGGCACGGTCCGCGCGCGCCTGCGCCTCAGCTATCGCTGCACCGGCCTCGGAGAAGCGTTGCAGAACGCCTTCAGAGAAGGTGTTATTGACGTCCTCCGCCGCCCCCAGAATGCGTTCAATCTCATCGGCGCTCTGCTGCAACAGGGGCGCGGCATCGCGCAGGCCCAGCTTGTCGGCCAGGGCCAGACGGCGGGTCGGGTCTTCAATGTCGGCCAGCCGTTCCAGCACCCGGTCCAGCGCCTGTTCCACCGGCAGTTCATTACGGCCCAGACCGGACAGGCCCAGCGCCTGCAGACCGTCCCGCGCCTCGCCCTGCCCTGTGGCCCGAAACTCACCCAGACGCTTGGAGAATTCTTCCAGCGCATTGTCAGCTGCGCCAACATCTTCTTCCAACAACTCGAACACGGTGCGAAATTCCAGCACGCGATCGGTGGCAAAGCCGGTCACGGTGGAGACGGTTTCAAGCCCGCGCGCCCAGCTGGCGGTTTCGCGGCTGCGCTCCATCATGACAAAGACTTCGCGCACAGCCAGCGCGATTCCCCCCACCGCCGCCCCGACGCCGAGCAGAACCGGATTAAGACCCACGAACAGCGAGCCCAGGGGCCCGGCCTGGCGGGCCAGATCATCCACCGCCTCGCCCGCCTCGCCCATGACCCGCTTGACCAGCTCGCCCTGCTGGCCCACCGGCTTCATGGCCTTTTCAAGATCCCGGCTCAGCCGCTGACCCGCCGGGCCTAGCTCCGCCAGCTGGCGCTTTAATTCTTCCTGACCGCGCAAATCCAGACGGATGGCGACTGTGCCGGCATTGCGTGACATTTAGACCTCCTCGGCCCTTCGGCCTGCGGTTCCGCGCACGAGCGCGGGCGGCTTTTCGCCTTGCGCCGCCTTAGGGCGGCGGGGTGTTAAAACCGGAGCTAACGGCGTTCGCGGGGTGCTGGACTTTGATGTGGCAGCGCCCGGCACCGCGTTCGCGGGCCGGGTGCCAGCTTGAAAGATGACCGGCGCTAGGGCGCGCCGATGGTTCGGAAGACTTCGGCCAGCTTGGCCAGGCCCTTGGGTGTCACCTTCACGGTGACGCGGCTGACTTCATCGCCGTCGCCGGTGGGTTGAAGATAGACCCGGTGCATCAGGCGACCGGCGGAGAGCTGGCTCTGATAGGCGCGCGTCGTCTGGCCCGAGCCGTAAATCCAGCCATGTTCGCGCATCCATTCGCGCAATTTGCGCTGCGGAGACACGCCCAGCGTGGTGGCCGCCTCACGCAGGGTCATCGCCCCACCGCTATCGACCAGCCGGTCATGGACCTCCACCTTGGGTTTGAGTGTTGCGACCTCCTGTTTCAGCGCAAGCTCGCGCTCCACACTTGCGAGCAAAACAGTTCTGAGCTGAACCGGATCATTTAATGCGTCACTCGCCTCAAAATCGGGTGCCGACGTACGCATGCGATAAAATTCACGCACAAGCGCTTTTTTAAAGGCCCGAACCTTATCATTATTGCGCATATATGTAATTAGCAGCGTGGCTTGAGGCTCGGTCAGAAGCGCCACTTCGCGGGTTTGTTGACCACCACTCGTCTCAAAGGGTCGCATCTCAAATGCGACCCTTCCGAACTCCTCAAAATCAGCAAGATTTTGCCGAACTAACTGAATGACCGTCTTGTGATCCCGCTCGGTCTCGTCAGCCACGACAAGACTGGTCGTTCGTGGCTCACCGTCGTCGCACATCACGACAAGTTCGCTTTCCTGCGGATTGAGCGCCGCCACCTGACCCTGTAACCGCATGTCCGGGACCACCGTGCCGGTGACAAAGGCCTGCAGCCGGGCGGACTGATGCGTGCCCACCGCGTCGCAGAAGCGGGCGATATCGGCCCCGGTGACACAGACCATGGACACGGTGGAGTCCGGGCCGGGCACGGCCAGACGCTGTGGCGCGCGGCAATGGTCCCGCGCGGTGCGCTGTGGATTGGACAGGTTACAGGCCCGGCCCAGATCGCTGACCACCAGCCAGACCTTGCCGCCCTGGCGAATGGCGCGCAGCACCACCCCGGAAAAATCGAAATTCCAGATCTCAGACATCACTGCTTCCTCCATCCTCATTGGCATCGGGCATGTAAAAGGCGATCAGGCGGTCACAAAGAAGGGCGGTGGGCAGGTCCGGCCCGGCCTGCGCCAGAAGATAGGCGCGCACGGCATAAAGATGGCGCGACAGGGTGCGCCGGGCCTTGTCCGCCTGGGCCTCGCCCTCCACCTCGCGCAGGATATCGGCCAGTGAAAAGGCCAGACACAGATGGGCAAGCGCGCCTTCCGCTGTGTGCGGGCGCGACCAGGACAGGGCGTCTTCGGCATGGTCCAGCCGGTCGGACAGATGCCCGCACCGGTCAAGATCGGGGGTGCGGCCCAGTTCGGCCGCATGCAGCCGGTCGATGGCGGCAATCAGCGTGCCCGCCGCTTTCGCGGACGGGCAGGCCGGTGTAGACAGGGCATCAGCCTGTGGCATTCGAACCTCCAGTGTTCGAGCTATGGGTTAGGGCTGACTTGGCGGTGGTGCGCCTTGTCGGCCCGCGTCATTTGTGACATTAAGAACCTAAGAACTTACGCGATAGGTTGTCAATGTCAAAAACTCAAAAACCCAATCGAGGTGGCAGGCCGCCCGTTGATAGTGAACCTGTAACAGTACGCCTGCACGCCGATCAGCTTGCGCTCATTGATCAGTTTCGGCGCGAACAGGATGACCTTCCATCTCGCCCAGAGGCCATCCGACGCCTTGTGGCGCAGGCCCTTCAGCAACCCCGCGACTAAAAATCCCTTGGCACCGTGCGATTCGCGCGGCAAGGTCTGAACCCTTGCAACCAAAGGGGGCTTCCCATGAAACATATTCTTCTAACAACAGTCGTCATTGCCGGACTGGCGGTCAGCGGGTGTGCATCAAATTTTGGCACCCAGACCGTGAATGACTTCAACCGCTACACCCAGCTGGAGCCAGGTGAAACCACGATCTCTGAAATCTACGAGTCGTTCGGCCAGCCCCATCAGGTTGAGCAGATCGTGCAAACGAGCGAGCGGGTGTGGACGTATTACTCAATCCGGGAACGCACAAATGCCTCCACCTATGTCCCATTTGTTGGATTGGTCACAGGTGGCTCTGACGTTGATGCGACAGCCGCGGCGTTTTATTTTGACCGGAACGACATTCTTTTGCGCTCTGAACGGGATGAGCGCAGCCGTTACAAGAATATGTGGCTCGCCCTCGGTGACGCGGCCACTCGCTCCGGCGACGTTGCTGCGGTCGAATCCGAAATGAATCGGCTTGGACTTCCTTTCGACGAGCAGGCCGCCCGGCAACACGCCCAAGCCATCGATATGTTTGCCGACTAATGCGCTACTTTGTTCTCGCATGTTGCCTTTGTCTTGGCGGCTGCGCCGCTGTGGCAGAAGGCACACTCCAGCCATCCCAGCAAATTCTGCTTACCTCAACCCCGTCTGGTGCCATCGTGTGGCAAGGCCCTCGACGGATTTGCGAAACGCCGTGCCGCGTAAGACGTAGCCAACTGCGCCTCATGGAGGGCTATGCGTTTGAATTCCCGGACGGGCGTCGGATTGAAGCTCCTGCCGGGTTTGAAGGTAATGGCGCGATCGTTGGCAATATAATCGCTGGCGGCATTGTCGGAGCAGCCGTCGATGCCGCGTCTGGACGGGCTCTATCGCGGGCCGATCACGTGCACATCGAGCTCGACGATCCGGCCTAACTTTCGCCGCCCAGCGCCCTGGCGAGGGCGCGGGCGTCTTCCTGCGTCAGGTTCACATCATACCCGCTTTCGTTAAAGCGATAGCTGAGCCGGACAACGTCCGGGCGCGGGCGCGTGACGGTCAGCTCTTCGGTATTCTTGGGGTAGCGCACAAACCGACCCTCGGTCTTTTCAAAGGTTTTCATCATGGTCTCCATCACAGATATCCTGAATGTGTTGAACAACTGGAAGCCCTGGCAACGGATGCGCGAGGCTCCTGAACGGATTGATCGCCTTGAGGCAGAGATTGCAGCCCTCAAGCGCGCGGTGACGGCACTTCCCGATGACCCAAGGCCGATGTGTGGCAAGTGCGGGCGCGGTCGCATGGCCTTTGAAAACGAGCGCGCTGACCCGACCTTTGGCGTCATGGGCGGCAAGCAGGTGACCCGCAAATGCGAAACCTGCGGCCATGTGACAACGGCGCAGGAAATGCCCCGCTAACCCTCCCCCTCTCGCATCCGGTCGCGCCGTTCTGCAATTCCGGTCATCACGCCCACCTCAGCGGCTTCCAGCAGCTGCAGGGCTTCGGTGTGGTGTCGGGTTTCGATGCGGCGCAGGGCTTCGCCGGTGTCGATGCCTTCCACCCCGTCAAAGCCGCGGCGCAGGATTGCGCCACCGCGCACCAGATCCAGCACTCGCGCGCCCAGCAGGGTGTGCGGGGCGTGCTGGATCTGGGGGCAGAGATGGGGCGGCGGCTGGGTCCGGTCATCCTCCAGCGTATAGACCCGCCCGCCTTTGGCGCAGGCGGCCCCTTCGGTGATGCAGTCCCGACAGTTTTGCGCGCCCCCTGCGAACAGGTAGTGGCAAAGGGCGCTTAGCCGTTTCCCTCATGACGCAGGGCCGCTGTTTGGGCATCCATCCATCGCTCGACCACGGCAGCGATGCGCGGTTCGCGCAGGGCCGCCTCCACCGCCGTTTCGGTGGGCTCCACCGCTTCGCCGGTTTCGGCATCGCCAAAATGCTCCCAGCCCACGATCAGCGCCTTGACATGGGCGGTGATGGCCAGCGCCTGAATCACCCCGGATACGGACGACTGGATATCCAGCCGCCCCACCAGCGCGTCTGCGCCCCACGCCTTCAGCGCCGCCTGAAGGCGTTCGCGATAGGCCTCTTCGCTTTCACCCTCATCCCGGCCCGGTACCTGCTGACGGGCCACGACCCAGGCGGCGCGTTCGGTCGCCGTGGTGGGACAGTCCAGCAGCATCGCCGGGACCACGCGATCCTTGCCCTTGCCCGTGGCAAAGGCCGGAAATTCCAGACGGACCGGCTCACGCGGGCCCGCCTTCATATCAAGCCCGATCATGCGGCGGCCGGATAGGTGGCGACCGTGTTGATCAGGGTTGCGGTGACCATGGGCGCACCCGACGTCTGCTCAGCGCGGATGGTGTAGGACTCGCTGCGCAGGCCTTCGCCGGAGATCGGTCGCTCGGTCGGCGTGAAACGACAGGCCGGCAGGGTGAAGACCAGGCTGGCCGATGCGCCCAGGCTGTACTCAATCTCGATATCGTCGGCGGTCTTTGCCCGCGCGATCTCATAGAAGACATTGTCCTTGATGCGCAGGGAGGCGTTCTCAATCCCGGCGCTTGCGCCCACCTGGGGGGTGAATTCCTTCGCCGTGCGGTCAGCGCGCCCGGCGGGGCGGAAAGCTTCCAGCGTGCGGCGGTAGTAGAAATCCCCGCCCACAAGATTGGCCAGCACCGTGCCGTTATAGCGCACCACCGCGCCTGCCCCGGCGGGCATGAAGGCGCGGGACAGGCCGGTCAGCGGCGTACCGGTGGGGTCGGAGGCCAGGTTATCAATGTCCGACGCCATCCCGTTAAAGGTGACGATGCGCCGCCCTGTCTCCTGCGCCACACCGATCTGCATGGAGTCCGGGGTCCAGGTATGGGCGCGCCGCCACTTCGTTCCTTCCGCCCAGACGACGCTGGCCCCCAGCGGCTCGCGCTGGCCGGAGGTGAAGACATGGGTGTAGGGATCTGCACCGGTTGGCGTGGCCGCATTAAACAGCTGGGGCAGGAAGAGGCCGAGCTGGGAGAAACACAGCGGCACGGAAAGGTTCAGAGACGCCTCGACCAGCCCCTCCGCCGGTTCCTGGGCATCCAGCACATTGTTCAGATCTCGCCCGATCAGCGGATCCTCCACCAGCTCATCTGAGCGGCGCGGCGTTAAAGGCGTAAAATAGTCGAAAGGTTGGTGATTGCCGGACGCGGCAGTACCCGCGACGGCCTGGGGCAGAATGAACGCCTTGGCCTGACGGCCAACAAGGTGAGGCATGGGACTAATCCTTCATGAAGGGGCGCGCACGGCGCGAGAGGTTAGAGGCCCGGACGCCGCGCGCGGGCTGAAAGGCGGAGGGCCGGGCGTTAGCTCAGGCCGGAGATAGCGAGCTGTTTGTCGTCGGGATCGGCCCAGTGCTGGCCTTGCTTCAGACCCAGATCCTTCAGCTTGCGCCGGGACACCGGAACCACCGCGCCCTTTGGGCCCAGGGCCGACTCTTCAAGCAGGAAGACGCTAATCACACCGGAGGGTTTCACCGCCTTTGCCGCCTTGGCAGGCGCAGACGCCTTGGCCTCAGCCTTGGGCTTGTCGTCACCGGAAGTCGCCGCGTCGTTCTTTTTCACATCAGTCATATTATTTTCCTTCCTTTTTCACCCCAACCGGGTGAGCGATTCAAACTCGACCGAGATCTCGATATCGAGCAGGGTTTCCGGCGCGAAGCCGTCTTGCTTGCTGGTGTCGGTTTCAAGGCCCGTGACTCGGGCAAAGCTGACGACACCGCCCAGCGTCCAGTCATCATCGATCGCCCCGCTGATCGCCGTGGCCATGGCGTCTAGAAGCGCCTCGCGCGTGGCGTCATCCTTACCCACGCCGTTGAGGCCAATTCCGAAGCGGGCGGCCACAAAAAAGGGCGGCGGGGTTGCCAGCTGTTCAGTGTCCGGCGCACGCCCCAGCGGCATCAGCGTGGCGAGAAAACGGTTCTCATCATTATCCGGGTCCGGATTGGCCAAGCGCGGATCCTGAAGCGCGAGCGCAGGCGCGCCGTCGACCCCAGCCAGCGCGGTGGACAGCACGGCATGGAGCGCGTCGCGGACTTGAGCATAGGTTGATGTCATTCTTAATTATCCTCCCGCGCGTCCGCTTGGTCGGTCCTCGTTGCGCCGGGGCAAGCCCGGCTCACTGCGGGCGGCTGTTCGCCTTGCGGCGCTACGCGCCGGGTGGGGGCCTGCCCCTGCGACGGCAGGGGGTTGCCTTGCGAGCGCTCTTGCGCTCGGGGTGGGATGCTGTCCAGTTGGCGGCGCTGATGGTCCATGAGGATCATGGCGGCGGGCGAATAGATCATGGTCAGGTCCCTCCAAACCGGCGGCGGGTGATGTCGTCGAAGGCGGCGGAGAAGCGGGCCAGACCCTCACGGCCAATGGCCTCAGCCACGCTTTGAGGATCGATGCGTTTCTTCAGCCGCACCTGAGGCACCAGCACAAACATGACGACACCGTCTTCAAAGTCGCCGCGCTTCAACGCAGCCGGCGACGCCTGTGCAAAGCCACCGCGCTTGCCGCGCCGCTTGCGAACCTTATCCGCGACCAGCAGAGCCAGCTTGCGACCGGGGATCTGGATATAACGCAGGCGACCGAAGCGTCGCTCGGCTTCGGTAATCGCATGTTTGCGGGCGCGCCTTAACCGCCCCGATGACCCAAATGATCGCCCCGCCTGGGGTGCGTTTTCGGTTGGGATCGCCAGCCAGAAACCAGAGTCAGATTGAATGGTTGCGCCCTCAGAAAAGGCGCGCACGATGTGGGGCGCGTTCGACCACCAGGTAATGGCCGGGTTGAGGCTGGCCCCACGCCTGGGATAGACCCGCGACCGCCAGGCGTTGGCGACCTTGGGACCCAGTGCCGCGCGGGTATCATCGCGCAGCTCTTTCTTGCCCCACTCAGACACCGCATCCGCAGCCGCCATGGCCGCCTCAGCCAGATCCTCCAGTGTCGCGTCGAGATCAGCTTTCAGCGACTCGTCGACTTTAACGTCGAGCTTTATGGGCATGAGTTCAGAGCCCCGTTGTCAGGATCAGGCACCCGGCCCGCATCGCGGGCCGCAAGGGCGACCGCCCGCCCGCAGCGAAACGAGCAAGCGCAGCGCGCCGAGTGAAAGCGAGGATACGCGCCACGGAGGTGGCGCATCGCGGAGCGGGCGAAGACCGCGAGCGCATATTTACCCCTACCCCCCAAAATCAAACCGATACTCCCCCACGCTATCGGGGCCGGTGGGGGCCTGGGCGATGGTCAGGACTGCGCCGGAGGTGCGGGTGAAGGTGCCGCCCTTGACCGGCTTGATCAGAGCGCCCGACGAGTCCTTGAAGCCTGACCGGAAGGCCCGCCCGGTGCGGCGGGGAGCCACCATGCGGCCATACTCGCCGCCGTCCAGTTGCTCGACACTGTCATCGAGGACAACCGGGACCGCCAGAGCAACCGGTGTCCCGCCCGGCCCGGCATAATCCATGGGCTCCCCCATAGCGTCTCCGAAGGCGGCGGAGAAAGCGGTTTCAAAACTGGCGTCGAAAGTCATGTTCCTATCCTCCTTTTGCCTGTCCTCCCCCACCTCCGTGGGGTCGGTCCTCGCTCACGCTGCGGGCGGGCGGTCGCCCTTGCGAGCCCGATGGGCTCGGGGTGCCAGATCCTGAAAGGTCGAGCACCCCGGCCCGCATCGCGGGCCGCAAGGCGAAAAGCCGCCCGCAGCGAGCGGGGCTTGCCCGCGCGCAGCGAGGAGGCTGTAGCCCGGACGGGCTACGCCGCAGAGCCGCCGTCAGGCGGCGAGTGCATTAAGGCGCTGCCCCGCCCGAGCACTTCACCAGCACCTTGGGCTGTTTGCACAGCGGCAGAATGTTGGATTCAGACCACAGCTCGATGCCCTTGCCGTGCTTCATGGGTTCTGCCGACATGAAGATGGGCAGGGCCAGGCGGCCCGCGCCATCGTCAAAGTCCATATCCAGAATGGTCGGCAGATCATTGAGCTCGGTGAGCGTATCGGCCGGGGCCGCAAAGGTGGCAAAGGTGTGGGCCGTGCCCACCGGATAGGCGTGGCCGGTATTGGTGGCGATGAATTTCTCGGTTCCACCCTTGACCGGCACAGAGGCGCGATACTCGATATAGAGCACATTGCCGAACGGGTTGAACATGCGCCCGGTGATGCCCGCCTGCTGGAAGCGGGGCAGTTCGCGATACTCACGCTTGTCCTGGCCTTCCCAAAGCGCGGACAGCTTGTCCACCAGATTACCGAAGAAGGTGGAGTCGACGAGCACCTCCACCATTTCGACGGTTTCACCGAGCAGGTTATCCTCGATATGGGCGCGGACCGCCTCATCCGCTGCACGGATCTGCGCCACGGTGGCATTGGCAAAGTCGAAGTAGACGGTTTTCTGGGTAACCCCGAAATCAGTGAACAGGTTGGACAGGGTTACGCCGTCGCCATCCTTGATGATGCCTTTCAGGGCCTGCACCCGGATATATTCCGTCGTGATGGCGTGCTTGCGGGCGATCTCCTGCTGGCGCTTGGCCAGTTCGTCGGGAAGGTTGGCCGCGATTTCGACGCCGTCAAGCAGCACTTTGCGGTCCTGAAGATCCTTGGCCAGGATCTGATCTTCAACCGGGAAATGCGGCACCTGAAAGATTTTCAGGCCTTGGCGACCGCGATCATTCTTCTGTCCCGGCGCGCCGCGCTCTTTCGCTGCCAGCACCTGCAGGGTGCCGTTCTCTTCGGTGACCTGGACAAAGGTGTCGGTAATGGTTTCCAGCGGGAAGATGTTGAGCTGGGACACGTGGCCGGCGCGCTTGGGATATTTGCGCACTTCCATGGTCATGGAGCGCGCGGTGAACGGAAAATTGAAAGACATGATGGGACTCTCCCTTACGGCGTCGCACACGCGGTGCCGTGTTCAGTGGAACAATGCGCTGCGGTGAGCGCTGTGAGGGGTGGAAGGACAAGGAGGACGCAGGCCGGGCGGAGGCGATCATCTGCCCCCGCCTGGCCCCTGCGCGGATCAGACCGCGTCGACGACCTTGATCTGTCGGGCGGCGAGCGCCGCCTCGATCGCGGCTTTCTGGGCAAGGGTGGCCCCGGCCGGGTATCCCAGATGGCTGCGCACCACGATGGCCGGGCCGTTCTCCAGGATCAGTCCGGGGGCATCACTGCCGTCCGGGACGGTGATATCGGCCAGCGCGATGGCCGCGACGGTCTGAGCTCCATCCACGGCGGCCAGATCCAGCGGGCCATATTTGCCGTCCGCTTCGGTGACCGTGATGGTGAAGCTGTCGCCCAGCGCGTATTCGGTGCTGATGCTGTCTGTGCCGATGGTGAAGGCGATCTGGCCGTTATCATAGGCGACGGCTTCGGTCGCCGCTTCAAGCTGATCGCCCTGCGGGTCGATGACCGAGAAGCTGGCCGCACCGGTGGCGGTGGCCGTGCATTCAAGGGTGTAGACGCCAACCTGTGGCGCAGCGCCGAGCGCAACGCCGGACAGCGTGCCCGCACCGGTATTCCCGCCCCCCGCCGCACTGGCGATGGAGAAGCGGTCATCGCGGGCAATCACCTGACCGAGGGTGATGGCAACCGCCGCACCGGACCCGGCCTTGAAGGTGGCAGAGGCCCGGGTAAAGGACGGGTTGAGTTCGTATTTGAGAACGTCAGTCAGGGCCTTTGGCTCGGCCCCGGTGGACACCATGAGAGACATGATCTCTTCCTTTTCAGATGTGTGGATGCGGGGGCCTTGATGGCCGCCCCCGCAGGAGCCGGGCGGTCAGGCCGCGCGGCGGCTAGCCGCGATTGGTGTGCAGCCGCTTGTTTGCCGCCGCAAGGGCCGCTTCGGCCTGAGAGGCTTTACCGCCAGACGCAGGCGCGCCGGATTTCACGCCGGGAGGCGTGAAGGTGCCGGCGGTCTTTCGAAAACCGGTCTGCTCCTTGCCGGCAGCTTTCAGAAGCGCAACAGCTCCGGCCACGGTTTCGGTGCCCGCAGCCACCTTGATGGCCAGCTGGCTGGCCAGCTTCGGGCGGGACTTTGCGGCGGCGTGGGCAAGCACCTGCCCGGCCTGGGCCTCGGCGTCGTCAACCTCCTCCTCAGGATCGGTTTCCTCCTCAGGATCAGTTTCCTCCTCAGGATCGGTTTCCTCCTCAGGATCGGTTTCCTCCTCAGGATCAGTTTCCGCCGCTGCCGTGACGCCAAGCTGAAGGCAGAGGGCTTCGAGTTCGGCTTGCGCGGCGTCATCACCGGCTTTCGCCTTGGCCTGAAGCGCGGCCAGTTTTGCCTGCAGGGACATGGGGGTCTCCTCTGTTTTGATTGCGGGCTGTGGGGTGGGGGCGATCGATGCCGCCGGGCTTGCCGGGTCCGACGCTTGCGCCGCGCCCGCCAGTTGAGCAATGATAAAGGCCGCCTGTTCGGTCAGAACGCCGTCGATCAGGTCGACATCGGCCGCCATGGGATCGAGTTCCGGCGGTGGAGCGGGGTCGCCAGCGGTGAAGACCTTGGCCTCCCACCCCCGGCTTTCACGGATCGCGTCGAGATCCAGACCGCGACCGGCGGCCAGCTCCACATAGAAGCGATCCGCCAGGTGATCGACCTCGGCCTGGTAAAGCGCTGATTCCTGATCAGTGGGGGCGCGCAGCGGCGAGCCCATATCCTTCAGCACGCCGGACTTGTAGAGGTGATGGCGCTCGCCCCACCGCTCCAGCGCACCGGCAAAGTCGAAAAAGCCGATACGCACACCCACCGAGCCGATCATGGCCCCGTCACTGGCGTAAAAGGCGTCGCACTGGGCGGCCAGCTTCATGCCGGCAGAGGCACAAAGCTCCTCGGCATGGCCGACAATGGGCTTGCCCCCGTTGGTGGCGTTAAGCGCGCGAATGGCCTGGGCCGCTTCAGCGCAGCCGGTGACATAACCACCGGGTGTATCAAAGCGGATCAGGATGGCGTCGACGCGCTCATCCTCATTGGCGGCGCGGATCGCGGCGACATAGTCGTCATAGCCCGGCCAGTACCACCCCGAATACCAGCCATGGAAGCCGCGCTTCATCAGCACGCCATCAATGGAGATCAAGGCGACATTTTTAATCAGCGTAAAGCCATGACCGGTCCGCTCGCCCCGTTCGGCCCAGTCGGGCACATCAGGAGCCCAGCCATCGGTGTCCGCTTCGGCAGGACCGGACGCAAAGGCCGACACCACGCCCTGGACCGCACGGGCCGAACCCGTCGCCACCCGTTCCATCAGTCCCGGTTCCATATCCGCACGGCGCGCCTGGGGCAGGAAATCAGGGTGGGCGAGCGCGTCTTCGTGGCCAGCGGCCAGCGCAAGGCGCTGCGGCCCGCTCGGCAGGCGTATGTGTCGGGGCATCTTTTTCTGTCTCCAGGTCTTCGGCCCGGACGGGCCGCGCTTCCTCGCTGCGCAGGGGCAAGCCCTGCTCGCTGCGGGCGGGCGGTCGCCCTTGCGGCTGGCAAAGCCAGCCGGGGGCCGCTAATCAATCAAATGCGTTAAGGGGCAGAGGACCGGCCCTGCCCTGCAAAATCTTCCTCATCATCCGGGTCATCATTGGCCCCGGCGTTTGCCGCGAGCTGACCGATATCGCCCATGCCGACACCGGCGCGCTCCATGATGCGCTTGTCGCGGGCGGTGCGGGCGACAACCTGTTCAAAGCTCATCCCGCGGCGCGCCGCGATATCGGATGGTGCGGCGGACAGATTCTCGATCTCCATGCGGTCACCCGTGGCTTCCTTGACCGGATCCACATATTCACGCGCCGGGCCGATCCAGCCGCCAGCGATATAGGCGGCGGGCGCATCCCAGATGGAGGGGGCGTTATCGGGCACGGCCAAAGCGCCGTCTTCATAGGCTTCCTGAAGCACGGCCAGCAGCATTTTGCGGGCAAACAGCAGGCGGATCACGGCGCGCTCTCGCTTGATGGAGCGGAAAGCGTCATTGATTTCAGTGCGAGCGGAGCTGAAGGTGGTCTTGGAAAAGTCCCGCGTGGCCATGGAATAGCCCAGCCCCAGCGGAGCGCCTGCCTGGAGCGCCAGGAAGGACATGGCGTCCACCCACTCATTGGCCCCGCGCTGTTCATTATTCCATTTCAGCTCATCGCCCGGGAAGGGCTGGATGACGCGGCTGCCCGCCACGGTATTGACGCCGTAGTCCTCGTAATATTTGGCCCGGTTTTCGATGACGCCATTGGCCGCTTCCGTGCCCAGAATTTCGGCCAGCGCCTCCGGGTCATTCATGGCCGACGTGTATTGCGCGACAATCAGGGCGTTGATGATGCGCGAGCGGCGCTCCGCCTCACCCATATCCCGGAACGCCTGGAACGCGCCCAGCGAGGCCACGAAGTCAGACAGGCCACGCGTCTGGCCGGCGCGCCGGGTCCGCTTGATATGGATAACGCACGGGCGCGTATCGGTCGGGAAACCTGGCGTGCGGGCCGGATACCAGCGGCCCGAGAACCGTCCGAGCCCGCCCGCCAGACCTGTATCAAGAGGGTGGGCATCAAGAATATGATAGGCCACAACCCGCCCGCGATCATCATAGGCGACACCGGCCCGGCAATCGGCGACAGTCGCGGTGTAGCTTTCACCCATCCCGTCAATCGTGATCTGCCCCCCGGCCCCGTCCGGCCAGCCCACTGGCTGCTCCAGCTGGTCGGGATCAGTGACCTGAAGCCGGGTGACAAACCCCTCCTCGGCGTCTTTATCCGCCAGGATGAGGCAGACCGCTTCACCTTCAGCGCCAATATAGTTGCGGGCCAGCAGGTCCTGTTGAAGATCGAAGGGAAGCTGTTCTTCCCAATCATTTCTGAACAGCGGGTCCTCAGACCATTGGGCCCAGGCCGTCTCTATCGACTGGACCAGGGCCTCATACTCTGGCGAGACCGGATCAAGGCCGAACACCGCAGAGGACGGCGCGCTTTCAAAGCGCCACCCGTCACCGATAAGCAGGGACAGCTTCTGTTCCACCGCCGAGGCGGCCAGCGGCTCATTGCGGATGACATCGCGCGCCCGCGACACCGCCATAAGCCGATCCGATAGCCAGTCGCGATCCGCCGAGCCCCGCGAGGCAAAGGCCCCGGCAAACTGTGTCTCGAACGGATCACCCGCCGCATGGGCGGTGCGAGGCTTTCGCGGCAAGAGCAGGGTCTCACTCTGCGCCCCGGCAGCCCCGGATCGGCTTGACTGCGCCAGGCGGCGGCGCTGGCGCGCCCGACCCTTGTTAACGGCTTTGGCAACGGTCATGAGCGCTATACCCCCACCGGTCGACGCGGCGAGCGGCCGCCCCTGGCACGGGCGAGCTCGGCTTTAAGTTCGAGAATCCGACGACGAATAGACTGCTCCATCCCTGCTGCGTCACCGCGTGCGAGTTCGCGGTCCCCATGCTTCATGCGGCTTGCACGATCCGGGTCCAGAAGCGCATCCAGACGAGCCTCATACTTGGCGATATCTGCCTCAATAACCGCAACACTTCGCGCCATCACTTACCCCTTGTTCAGTCGGCCCAGCCGCTCCAGGGCGGTCAGGGGTTTGCGTTCAGTGGGTGCGGGCGGGCCCGCGGGGCCCGGTGATGACGTCGCGGGCGACGCCTTGACCGGGCGGCCTTCAAACAGATCGTCCTGGGGACCATCGCTGGCTTCGACCAGCGACAGGATCAAGGCGTCGCGTTCGGCCCACATGGCGTCGGTCCACGCGCCGCGCTTGCCCCGGCGTGCGCCGAGATAATCGAGCAGGCAGATCGATTGGACGTCGTTATCAAACCAGTGGTTATCGCCGCGCGCTTTCCAGATCTGGCGCTTCAAGCCGGTCTGTTTGACCGTTTCTTCGTGCAGATATTCCGCCGTCAGCTGTTGAAACAGGGCTTCATCGGCCTCGGCCGGGAAGAAGCAATATCCCGGTGGTGGGCCATCTTCGCCGACCTTTTGCAAGGTGCGGGCATAGCGAGTGACCAATATCTGTTTGGCTGGCCAGGTCCCGGTATGCCAGACCTTCACGCCAAACCGTTTCTTCTTGCCGGTGCGTCCGACCTCTGACTGGACCGTGCGGGCGATCAGCGGCTTTGACCAGCCAGGATCGCCCACCAGAACCTTGGCATTCAAATGATGCTGTCGGCGCACCCATTTGTGCACCGCGTCGGTGTTATAGCGACCGTCCACTCCAATGGCGTCAAACCGCATGTTTGCGCCGCCGGGCAGAGGCGCGCCGCGTTCGGCAATGACATCGAGCTTCGGCCAGGCCCCGCGGCGATCCTCCGCCGTTTCACCGGCGAGGAACCCCCAGTCGAGATACCAGCCGCGTTCATCGGCGTCATAGCCCTTGATCAGGTAATACAAGCCATCGCGCTGTACATCGACGGTGAGCGTAAAGACCAGCGGACCCCAGCTGCCTTGCCCCTGATGGAAGGTCGGGACGCGGCGCGCGGCCAAAGCCTCCCAATCTGGGGTGAGGGTTTCAATCTCATACGGGCGGCCGAGATCGAGATTGTAGAACGTCTTTTCAGCTTCCGGGTCGCCTTTGGCATCGTGCGCCTTTTGCGCCAGCATGTCCCACGTCAGAAAGGGGTTCATCACCCCGGTGATCCAGAAGCCGGGCTTTTGAGCATAACTGCCCATGTCGCGGGCTTTCCAGCGCTGAGCCTCGGCGTCGGTCTCGATCACCTGCGGCGGCTTTTCACCATCCAGCTCTCGGGTCGGGATCCACCGGCCACGGGCGTTCATCGCCCGCTTGTCGGCATGGGTGTGTTCCGCCCCGCAGGACGGGCAGTCATAACGCACATTCCACGGTGGGCCGTGGTCTTCGATCTGAAGCTGTTCAAAGTCCAGATCAAAGCGCGCGGGACAATGGACGCAGCCCATATACCAGCGCCGGCGGTTGGAGTTTTCATACTTCTTCGTGATCGCACAGCCGCGCGCAATGAGCGGCGTCGAGATATCAAACTTCTTCGCCAGACCCAGCGAGTAGAACAGGTCCGCCCGCTTGTCCGACAGGGACAGCGGATGCCCCTCGCCGCCCGCGTCCTCCTCCCAACCCGAGATATCATCGCGGATCAGGAAGCGCACAGTATGCTGGCGCAGCGTGTTGGGACTCTCCGCCCCGGCCAGAAGCAGGGATGCGCCCGAGCGGAACAGGATTTTCAGCCCCGTCGACCCGCCATCAGTACGTGCCGAGCGCGGAATAACGCTGGCCGGAAGGCCGGACTCTGCATCGCCAGACAAGGTGGGGCTGGCCTCCACCACAGGCCAGAACTTGTTCTCCACCCAGTGCTTGGCCTGACCCAGGGTGGGCTGGATCATCATGGCCATGGCGCGAATGTTTGACAGCACACCGGCGAGGAAGACATCCGCCGCGACCGTACCCCCCGACTGGGCGCACTTGATCAGGGCGATATCCATGGCCGGGTCTTCCGGGCTTAACCGGTCAAGGATTTCCTCCAGAAACGGCGCGGTATCGACCCGGAAGGGGCCGGGTTTTGGCGAGCCCTCGGGGAAGACCACATGATCCTCGGCCCAGCGGGCGGGGCTGAACGGGGGCGGCGGGGCCAGCGCATCCAGCGCGGCGGCCTCGATCGCCAGGGCGTTCATCACAAATACGTAGGACGGATCAGAGCCGAACTCTGGATCCGGCGCAAAATCCGACGCAGGCGCGGAGCCGTCAGGCATGGCTCGGCTCTTTGGCATCGGCGCGCTCAGTGGCTGCCTGATGTGCCGCCTGCGCCTCTTTGATCAGATCAGAACGGGCTTCGGCGATGTACTGATCCAGCAGGCGGGTGACGCCGTCACTGATCGCCTTGCGGGCGCGGCCCGGACTGTCGGGATTGGCCTCCTCCGCCACCAGGCCGGGCAGCTGGAGCAGGGCGTCGCGCAGGCTACTCATCCGGGCGATTTCGCGGAAGCGCAGCTCAGCCATCGGGACCAGTTCACGCAGGCGTTCCTTGTAGCCCAGCTCCTTCATCTTTGCGTCGAGGACCGCGCCGTGAGCCTTTGCCCGGCTGACGGTATCCTGCATGGGGTCGCGGGTGGGCGGCGGTGCCGATGTCGCGGTTTCGAGCCGGTCTGCGTCTTCGTCGTCAGGTGCAGGATCGCTGGCCGGTTGTGTGGGCTCGGGCGGCGCAGCGTCGTCGGTATGAAGTAGCGGGGCCGTGAAAGCACCAGGGGCCGGGGCCTGTCGCTTCAACGGGTTCTGGTAGTCATTGCGGGCGGTATCAGACGCCGCCGCATCAATCAGCTGTTTGCCGTCACGCTCATCATCATCCACCCAGACGATCTGGCCGAGCTTGTTCCACTTGCTGGCCACCGCGCGGGTGAAGGGCTTGCCCGTATCCGGGTTGGTCCGGGCCGCCGCATAGGCCGCGAGCGAGACAAAATACGCCGGAGACCCGTCAGCAAGCGTGCAATCACGAAGGCGGTCCGGCGCGTCGGGCATTGTGGGTCAGGCCTCCCTGTTTAGGGGGTCGGTTCTGCGGCAGGTTTTGCGGCAAAGGGCGACAAGGCCTTTGGGTTTGGCTGGCGCGCCGGGCTCTGCGTCCGCCCAGGCGATGAGTCCCTGCTTGTTGCACTTGCTGGCCACGGCCCGGGTGAAGGTGCGGCCGGTGCCGGGATTGACCCGGGCGTCCGCATAGGCGGCGAGCGATTTGAAGTAAGCCGGCGAGCCGTCAGACAGGGTGCGATCGAGCAGGGACGCGGGAGCGTCGGTCACAGTACAAGCCCTCCCCTACTCCGCCGCGGCGCGCTCCCCTTCGCCGGCGGCTTCGCGTTCTTTCATCGCATCCTCGATCGAGGCGCCATCCTCGCGGATCGGCGTGAGGCCGCACAGAACCGCGCGGCGGAGAATGACGCTGGCGAAGCCGGGCGACAGCTCGGTGAGCCGGGCCAGGCGACCGCGATTGTGACAGGCCTCCAGCAGCGAACCGGAGCCGCCGAACAGATCCAGCACGACCTCGCCGGCGACCGAGCTGTTGCGCAGGGCGCGCTCGAGCAGGGCGACCGGCTTCATGGTCGGGTGCGCTTTCGAGGCGCGCGGCTTCGGGCACTCCCAGACCGACTCCTCGTTGGTCGGGCCATGCCATTGATGGGCGGCGCCGGGCTTCCAGCCGTAATGCAGCGCCTCGTGGCGGTAATTGATGTCGGCGCGGGAGAGGACCATCTGGTTCTTCACCCAGGACAGGCCGTGACGCGTGGGCAGGCCGGCGTCCATGAGCGCCAGCATCACGGCGAGCTGGCCGTCACTACCTGGCGCTGAAAACGCCCAGACCGCCCCCCCCGGTCGCAACGCCGTACGCGCATTGGCGAAGGCGGCGCCCAGGAATTCGCGTAGCTTCTCCAGCGGCAGATCGTCGGACGCGATCTCGGTGTCGTTGCCTTTCAGGCCGAGCGCCTTGTTCTGCGCCCTGACCTTGCCAGCATAGTCGACGCCATAAGGCGGGTCGGTCAGCAGCATGGCCGCATCGCCCTCACCGCAGACGCGGGCGACGGTCGCGGCGTCCAGACAGGACCCGCAGACCAGGCGGTGCTCGCCGGCCGCCGGGTTCTCCGGGTCGGCCGGGATGATCCACAGCTCGCCCTCCGCCGCGATGACGGGGCCGAGAAGCGGGTCGGTTTCGGCCTCGGCGATGGCGCGCTCGTTGGCCGACTCCGGATCGGGCAGGATCCACAGCTCGGCCTGGTCGCCTTTCGGCGGCGGCGCGACCTCGACCGGCTCCGCCGGCGCACCGTCAGGCGCAGGCGAGGACGGCGCAGCGGACTGCTGGCTCGCCTCGGCGCGGACCTCGGTCCAGGGCTTCGGCTCGGTCGGCTTGGTCTGGCGGGCCGCCTCTCGACGCGACGCCGGGACATCGAAGTTCTCGACCAGCTTGGACAGCTCGTTGGGCGAGAAGCCGACGTCAGCGAAGTCGACGGCCAGCTCGTGCAGATCGGCCAGCTCGGCCTTCAGGCTGGCGTCATCCCACTTCGCCATCTCAGCGATGCGGTTGTCGGCCAGGACGTACTTGCGCGCGTCGAGCAGCGACAGATGCGAACAGTCGATGCCCGGGGCCTCGGCGAGGCCGGCGACCTTCGCCGCCTCCACGCGGCCATGGCCAGCCAGGACCATCCCGTCGCGCCAGACTGCGATCGGCGCGTTGAAGCCCGAAGCCTTGATCTGATCAGCGAGAACCTGCAGCTGGCGCTTCGAGTGCTTGCGGGCATTGCGCTCATACGGCTTCAGGTCAGCCAGCGCGTAAACCCGCAGCCGATCACCAAACGCACTCGCGTCAACACCCGAACCCAAAACGTCAACCATCTCAAATCCTTGTGTGGCTAGCGAAGTTCCGCGTCTCTTTTC